GTTGGTGTAGCTGAATGCTACTGGTGTGTTAGTTTTGATACTGTCTAACAACAGTTTTGTTGCAGTTAGCAACATAAGTTACCTCCTTTAGGTAATTTAATGTGCCCCTATAAGGGGGGCACCCTGAGAATCAAGAAAAGTAATTCAAGATTCACCTTGACTCTCCGTACAAAAATATCTAGTTTTCAAGTTTTACCAATTCGACACTAATACCTATTTTATAGGGATATTGAGGTAAAATTACCCTATATTATGGCTAGACCTACTAAATTAACTACAGAACTTATAGAAGAGATAAGTAATTGGCTTAAAATGGGCTATTACCAAGAGGATGCTGCAACTATGGTTGGTATTTCTCCCTCTACTTACTATGAGTGGATGAAGAAAGGCGATAAAGCAACCGAAAAAGAAGATGATAAGATACTTGGTACTGGTGAAGAAAGCCCTAATTCATTGGTTATTTCAGAAGATATAGAAATTGTCAATATGTTTCAAGAGTTTTCGGAGGCAGTAAAAAAAGCTCGTGCCGAAGCAGAGGGGGCACACATACGAAACATTCGTAGAGCTAGTGATAATGGTGTCTGGCAAGCAAGTGCTTGGTGGCTTGAACGCTCTTTTCCTAAGAAATGGGGTAAACGCAGTAGTTTGGAACTCTCAGGAGAAGGGGGAGAACCAATCAAGTTTCAAATATCTTATGGGGATTAGCTTAATTCCCTACGCAAAATATCTAGCTTTTAGTGTTTTATCAATTAGACACAATATATAGTACCCTTCACCCTCCCCTTCATATACTCCTTGTATCGAACATTTGTTCTAGTTATAGCGTTTAGCATTACTTTCCCTTAATAAATCTTTTAATGCTTAGTAAATTTATGTAGAGTATCTATGAATGGGTAGAGTGTTATTAGATTCTTTTCCCCTATATGTAGGTAAGAGTTATGTCAGAAGATGACTATTCAGTAAGTTTATTAGGCGAAGTCCTAAATGTTCCATATTGGTATTCAGATGCATTATGCAATCAAGTCAAGTATCCAGAAAATGACCCAGATTGGTGGTTTCCAGAACGAGGTAGTTCTACAAAAAAGGCAAAAGAGATATGTAATCGTTGTCCAGTAAAAGAACCTTGCTTAGAACAAGCACTGGAACGAGGTGAGAGATTTGGTATATGGGGTGGTAAGTCAGAGAGAGAACGCAGAGCAATTAGAAAAGAAAGAAAAATGGCTCCATTACCACTAAATGAAGATTATGATGATTAAGTAATCATCTATGGGTGACCATAGCAAGAATACTAAGGCGTGTGTGTTTTTTAAATACCACGCCTTTTTATATTTTTTGATAAAGTATTGTTAGTCGGATTCCACACCGACCTCCTCCCATCATCGGCTCTCTTAGGAGAGCTGTATCTATAACTGTTATCTGTTAAAATATATTTTATGAGTGTTCAATGGGAACCAGAAAAAGAAACTTGGCAAGAATTTAAAAAACGAAGAAGTGCTAACTCTGGTATTTCTGGCATGGGTCAAAAAAAGCGTGAGGGTACAGGAAAGATAAATAAATCAGAACTTCGTGAAAAAGCATTAAAGAGAGCTGATTATCAATGTGAGTGGCATGAGTGTACAGATAGAACATGGCTAGAAATGGCTCATATCAAAGCTATAGGCATGGGTGGAAAAAATAGAAACATATCCAATGAATTATGGAATGTTGCGATATTATGTAAAAGACATCATGATATATTTGATGGCAGACAACAAGCTGGTGCTCACAAAGAGTATCAAAATTTATTAAGAGGTTATTTAAAAAGAGATGCCGAGATATGATTACAAATGTAGAAACGAGAACTGTGGTAAATCTTATGAAATTACTCACAGTATTTTAGAGGAACCAGAAATTAACTGTCCTTTGTGTCAGTCTTTTTGTACTAGGCAAATTTCTAAAAATGTAATGTTTGAGACACCTGTTGATGTTGAGTGGGAAAAAGACCCTAAAGACTTAACAACAAAATCTTTAAGTAAATTTAACAAAGCTAAAAAGAAAAAATTTAGGTGGTGAGATGAGTATAGAATATGACTATTTAACTGATGAAGATAAAAAGACTATTGTTGAAAATGAGTTAAAAAAATTAGAAGCACAACATTTTGGTATGAAGATGATTGAACCTTCTAAACTTCAACAACAAGCAGAACATTTACAATGGCAACAAGCTATTACTACAGTTGAAAATAATATTAATAAAATAAAAAAGAAAAAATCTGAACTAGGTATTTAATGCCTGTCTACATACCTGAACTACCTGGTTTACATAAAAACCAAAAAGAAGTATCAAAATCTGATGCTCGTTGGAAAATACTATGTGCTGGTAGGCGATTTGGTAAAACTAGGCTAGGTATTCATATGTGCATGGAAGTTGCACTTAATGGTGGTAGAGCTTGGTGGATTGCACCTACATTCGCAATAGCTAGAGTTGGTTGGAGAGCACTAGAAAACGCAGCTTATTCTTTTCCTCCAGAAATACAACCCAAAGTTTCATTAGCGAATATGGAAGTTACATTTCCAAATGGTGGTTCTATATCTTGCAAGTCTGCTGACAATCCCCAAAGACTTAGAGGTGAGGGTTTGGATTTCTTAGTTATGGATGAAGCTGCCTTTATAAAACCTGATGTTTGGCAAGAAGTATTAAGACCAACTCTTACTGAAAGAAAAGGTTCTGCATTATTTATTTCAACACCAATGGGTATGAATAATTGGTTTTTTGATTTATGGGAAACAGCTGGCAATTCTCCAAACTGGGAAAGATTTCAATATTCTACATATGATAATCCTGCGATAGACCCAGAAGAAATAGACTCTGCAAAAGATGAAGTTGGTTCTATTGTGTTTGCACAAGAGTATTTAGCAGAGTTTGTTGATGCAGGACAAGGCATGCTAAAACCAGAGTGGATGCAATATTTTCAAGTACAAGACAGAATGTATAAAGGTGGTGGTTCTCAATGGCAACCAGAAGAAATGGTTCACTTTGGTGCTGCTGACTTGGCTGTAACTACAAATACTCAATCTGATTACACAGTTGTAATATCTTACGCTATGTCACCTGATATGAAACTCTATGTTGAAGACATGCAAAGGATAAAAATAGAAGGTCCTGACATAATTCCAATGATAAACAATATGTATAAGAAGTATAGGTGGGCATATGTGTGTATGGAAAAACAAGGATTTACTAAAACTTTTATACAAGAAGCACAGCGTAGAGGTATGAGAGTTAGAGAAATGGATGCTAGCAAAGATAAAATAACACAGGCTATGCCTTTATCGGCTAGGATGGAGGCAGGCGATGTGTTATTTCGTTCTAATGCATCGTGGTTGGAAGATTTAGAGAGAGAGCTTATGACCTTTCCTGTAGGTAGAAACGATGATATCGTTGATGCTTTAGTATTAGGTGTACAAGCATTAGTTCAGAGGAGAAGCTGGCAGGCATATTAATGGCAGAGAATAAAAATTTTTTACAAAGAGCAACAGAATATTTAAGTAAACCTAGTGAAGCTTCACTTAGGAAAATGGCTAGTTACAATCAAAGCCTTGCATCAAGCAGAGATAGTTCTGTTTATGGATACAACACAACAGCAGGTTTTTGGGAAACAGCAGAATTAAAAGAAATTGGTGATGGTACAGCAAACTCTGCTGTGGTTGCATGTTTAAATGTACTTGCTACTTCTTTCGCTGAACCAGCATTACAAGTTGTAAAAAGAGACCAAGTATTTGGTGATAGAGAAGTAGATTACAAACATCCAGTTACTGAATTATATAGAAGACCTAATGAGTTTATGTCATCAAGTCTTTTATCACATTATATTGTTCTCTCACTAAATGCTCATGGTGATGCATTTATATTTAAAAACAGAAATTCTAATGGTAAAGTTGTTTCCCTAGTTCCACTAATGCCTGGACTTGTAGATGTTAGAGGTAATACTTCTAAATTAATTACACATTACGAATATTATGCATCTCAAAAAAATGCAAATTCTGGTGAACCAGTAAGAATTGACCCTAAAGATATTATTCATATACGACAAGGAATAGACCCAAATGACCACAGAAGAGGTCATGCACCACTTAAATCAATTCTCCGTGAATTGTTAGGTGATGAAGCAGCAGGTCAATACACTACTGCATTATTAACAAACTTAGCCGTGCCAGGCGTAGTTCTCTCTCCAAGAAATGATGCAATGGGTGGTCCTACTAGGGATGAAGCAGAAGCTATTGCTGAACTTTATAAACAAAAGTTTGGTGGTAAAAACAGAGGTGCACCAATGGTGTTATCTGGCTCAATGAATGTTGAAGTTGTTTCTTTTTCTCCTGACCAAATGAAGTTGACTGAATTAAGAAAACTTCCAGAAGAAAGAGTTTCTGCTGTTCTTGGTGTTCCAGCAATATTGGCTGGACTCGGTGCTGGTCTTGATGCTGCTACCTATAACAATACTGCTGAACTAAGAGAGTTCTTTACTGAACAGAGATTGGTTCCATTATGGAAAACAGTTGCTAATGAATTAACACATCAACTATTAATTCCTGATTTTGGAGATACTGGTCAAACTTGTGATTATGACATTCAAAATGTAAGAGCTTTACAAACCGACATGGATGATTTATATAAAAGAGTAAACATGGGTGTAGCTGGTGGTTGGATAACTATTGGTGAAGCAAGAAAAGTAGTTGGACTAGATGTTGATGAAAATCATAATGTTTATTTAAGACCAATGAATATGTTACAAGTTCCTGTAGGTGGTGAGGCACCGCAACCTACACAAGAACAAGAGAATACTAGAAATAACGACCCACAAGCTGGACAATTAGTTGAAGCTGCTGATAGTGAAGCTAGTTACGAAGCTAAATTATTAAGAAAATTATTTGATGCAAAGATGGACACTGTAGATGCAGTTCCTGAAACCACAAGACAAGCTGTAACATTTACACCATCAAGAAATATGTGGATGTTTACAACACAGGAAGCTGCTGAAAGAAGAGCAGAACAAATTGGTTGTTCAGGTTTTCATACTCATAAGATAGAAGATATGACTTACTATATGCCTTGTAGTTCTCATGAGAGTTTTGAAAGGACAAAAAAATCATACATCGATGGTATTGTTGAAGAGTTAAAAGTTTCATTAGAAGAAGCTGAAGTTTTATTTGAACAGGAATTTGAGATAGGTGAAATGACAGAAGAGAAAGCCCAAGTCTTACCAGAAAACGAAGGTAAAGCTTCAGAAAATATTAAAAAAGAAAAACCTATGAAAGATAGGACAAATTTTCCAAGCCCTGGTGATGACCAACAAGTATCTATTTCTAATTCTAAATATAAACAATTTCCTTTTGGTTATGCTAAAAGTTTAAAAGAAGATTACCCAGAAATATGGAGAAGAGGTGGTAATGGTGGTAACCCACCAACCTCATTTACAGGTAATGATGCTTTTAACAGATGGAGTAAATATCAATCTGGAGATAGAAGTGAATCAGTACTTAGCTGGGTTCGTAGAAGAGAACGCTTTATGGGAAGACATCAAAACAATAACAGATTAGCTGGTGTTGTTGCCGCGATTAAATGGGGTGGTGTTCTTAACATGGGAGTTCCTGCAATGAAAAAAGTTATTAGTGACCAAAAAAAAGTTGTTAATGCTAGAAGAAAAGAAGCTAGAAAACTAGCAATAAAAATTGCTGATGAAGTAAGTTCTAAAGCTGTTACTTCTGCAATCTCTAAAGCACTAGATAAAAAAGTCGAAGACCATAATTCTAGTAATCCAAAACATAAGGCAACAAAGAGAATGTTAGTATCAGTTTTTAACAGGGGTGTAGGTGCTTATAGAACTAACCCTAGTTCAGTAAGACCAAGTGTTAATTCAGAAGAACAATGGGGATTAGCACGAGTTAATGGGTTCTTGTTTGCTTTGAAAAACGAGAAGTTTAAGAGAAAGCCATACGATACTGATTTATTGCCTTCAAGCCATCCACTCTCATCTAAAAAACAGATGGCTGAAGTAGATAATAAAGTAAAGAACCCAGACACACCTTAAGATAAATACCACGCATTTTAAAGACTTTTGTTAATGTTTATACTATATGCACCTAAATAAATCTGTTAACAGTTTATATAGGAGATGCACTCGTGAGTGAAATTAAAAATATCGACTTAGAATTTAAAGCAGACGGTGAAGGTAAAGTTTCTGCTGTTTTCTCAGTTTTCAATACATTAGATAGTGATGGCGATGTTGTCGTTCCAGAAGCTATCAAATCAGGATTTAAATCAGGTTCAGTTCCAATGGTATGGGCTCATAAATGGGATATGCCAATTGGTAAAGGTGAAATCAAACAAGATGGTGATAAAGCTACTTTTGAAGGTTCATTCTTTATGGATACCGAGTCTGGAAAAGAAGCATACAACTTAGTAAAAGCTATGGGTGACTTACAACAATGGTCATTTGGTTACAGAGTTAACGATAGCGAAAGAGGTAAATTCAAAAGCAGTGATAAAGAAGTTGATGCTAGATACTTAAAAGATTTATCAGTATATGAGGTATCACCTGTACTTGTAGGTGCAAACCAAGATACATACACAATGGCT